GGAGATAAATCAAAAGAGGAGGACGAGAATTGTGACTCGTGTACTATATAATGTTTTTACAAGCAAACTTACCACCAATAGAGTTATACGTTAAGAAAGAGTATCTTTACGATTTAGAAAAAGGTCACGGCGAATTAGTTGAGGGTCTATGGGTTACAGTAAAGTCTATACAAGGTAGAGCATTATACTTTGAAACTTATTTACCAGAGTATGGTGCAGTATATGATAAACTACCACTGTCAGCTTTTGTATGGAAGAAAGACTATGAAGGTGAAATGAAATTAGAAGAACTAGAGCTATGGGATTGTTTTAGTTATCATATATCAATATTAGAGAAAAGATTTTTAAAAGGACAAAGAGCAAAGTATTATAGTCCTAATAAGGTGTGGCACGAAGGCACATATATGTTTACGATTGATAGTTGTCATGCGGATAGTAATTTACTAAATACTACGTTTAGTGAGCTACCGACACAGCACAAATCATTTAATATATTAAAACTAGACAACGGTTATTTCGCAGCACAACCAAATAATCGTATGTTAATTTATGATAAGTCTTATAGCCCGAAACAATTAAAGTTTCCTGACTTTAAAGTATCATCTATTGAGTATTCTGTTGAAGATAAACAGAAAATAACTTTTGGTGATGATGACGAATTTTTTTACGGAATAAAGGAAGAAAAATAAAATGAGTAGATCAGTTTTTAATAAAGGTAAAGATGTCAGTTTTTTAAAACAACCAATGTTCTTTGGTGAGGATTTGGCTGTACAAAGATATGATACTATGAAGTATCCAATCTTTGATAAGTTGACACAACAACAGTTAGGTTATTTCTGGCGACCAGAAGAAGTATCTTTACAAAAAGATAGAAACGACTACCAAGAATTAAGACCAGAACAAAAAGATATATTTACATCTAATTTAAAATATCAAACTATGTTAGATAGTGTACAAGGTCGTGGTCCTTGTTTAGCATTTTTACCTTTTTGTTCTTTACCAGAATTAGAGGGTTGTATAGTGACATGGGATTTTATGGAAACTATCCATAGTAGAAGTTATACATATATTATAAAAAATTTATATTCTAATCCTAGTGATGTATTTGATACAATCATTAAAGACGAGAAGATAGAAAAGAGAGCTCAATCTGTAACACAATATTATGATGATTTAATCTTAGCAGGTCATAAATGGCATTTAGATAAATCAAAGGTTGATGAGTATGAACTAAAGAAAAAATTATGGAAAGCATTAATCACAGTAAATATATTAGAAGGTTTAAGATTTTATGTATCATTTGCTTGTAGTTTTGCTTTTGGTGAACTTAAATTATTAGAGGGATCAGCAAAGATTATTTCGTTTATCGCAAGAGACGAAAGTCAGCACTTAGCAGTTTCACAAAGAATTATAAACAATTATAGAGATAATGAAAAAGATAAGGTTATGGATAAAGTGATTAAAGATACTGATAATGAAGTTTATGTAATGTATGATGAGGCAGTACAAGAAGAAAAAAGATGGGCAACTTATCTTTTCTCTAAAGGTTCTATGATAGGTTTATCGGAAAAATTATTACATCAATTTGTAGAGTATATGGCTAATAGAAGAATGAAAGCTATTGGTTTAACACCAGCGTATGAACAAAAATCTAATCCATTACCTTGGATAGATCATTGGTTAAATAGTAAAGGCACACAAAATGCTCCGCAAGAAACAGAAATAGAAAGTTATGTTATTGGTGGAATAAAACAAGATGTTAAGAAAGATCAATTTAAAAAATTTAAACTGTAATGGAAAAAGTAGTAAAGAAGTGCTCAAACTGCACTACTAAATATACCATAGTATGGGACGAAGAAGAACAGGACCTAGATCCTTTAACTTGTCCGTTCTGTGGATATGAAGTAGAATCAGAGGAAGATAGTGAGCATGAAATACCAGAAGAAGCAACGGACGATAGTTGGAATTGATTATAGTTTAAATAGTCCTGCTATTTGTATAACAAATAATAGTTTTGATTTTAATAAATGTTCTTTTCACTTTCTCACAAGTAAAAAGAAACACATTGGTAATTTTGGTAAAAATATATTTGGTTATGAACATAAAGAATACAACACACCTATTGAAAGGTTTACTAACATTTCTAGTTGGGCCTTGGATATTATTCACAAACATAAAAAAGATACAGCAAAAGTTTTTATTGAAGGCTACTCGTTTGGCTCTAAAGGTCAAGCAGTATTTCAAATCGCTGAGAACTGCGGTATACTTAAATATAGATTACAACTGTCACCCTCTATATTGTATGATACAGTTGTACCAAGTGTTGTTAAAAAGTTTGCGTCAGGTAAAGGGAATGCAGACAAACAATTAATGTATAATAGTTTTCTAAATCATACTGGTGCTGATTTATTGAAAGCTTTTGATATGGGTAAGTTAAATAATCCTGTTACAGATATTGTAGATAGTTATTATATAGCAAAAGTTGGTTATGAAAATTCAAGTAGTTACTAGTTGGAACAATAAGTTATTTAAAGAATACGCTCACAGATTTCAATCCACTTACAACTGGCCATTTGATTTAATTGTTTACAATGAAGATGATGATATGTTTGATAAGATACCTGATCTCAAAAAATTCATAGAAAGAAACCAACATAGAGAAGTAAAGTCATTTAAACATGATGGCGTAAGATTTTCATATAAAGTTTATGCATACACACATGCCATAGATAATTGTTCAAGTGATGTAGATGGTTTAATTTGCATTGACGCAGATAGTGTATTCTATAAATCAATAGATGTAGATTGGATTAAAAAACATATTCACAAAGACGATTGTATGATGAGTTATCTAGGTCGTGGAAAACATTATAGTGAATGTGGTTTTTTATATTTTAATATGCAACACGATCAAACAAAAAACTATGCTCGTTATATGAAAAAGATGTATGATTTTGATGAGATATATAATTTAGGTGAGTGCCATGATAGTTTTGTTTGGGACTATGTAAGAAAAATTTTTGAAAGTGATATGAAAGTACAAAATAATAATATAGGTGACAATGATGGTGGGCATGTCCAAGCCAGATCAATACTAGGAACTGTTTACGACCACACAAAAGGTAAGAGAAAACTAACAGGTAAAAGTCCAGAGGTTAATTTGTGATAAAAATTTTTATAGGATATGATGATAATGAAAAGGTAGCGTTTAGTACATTAAGTCATAGTTTATTAAAACACTCAACACAACCTATTTCTATAACACCAATACGATTACAAAATATAAGAGATATATTTGTTAGAGAAAGAGTAAAAATACAATCAACAGAATTTGCCTTTAGTAGATTTCTTGTGCCATATCTTTGTAACTATTCTGGTCATGCTATTTTTATGGATTGTGATATGTTAGCTCGTGCTGATATATCTTTATTGTGGAGGCAAAGAACAACAAAGTATGCTGTTCAATGTGCACAACACGATTACACACCTAATAGTACAATTAAATTTATGAACCAACCACAGACAACATATCCTAAAAAGAACTGGTCTAGTATGATGATTTTTAATAATGCTTTATGTAGATCACTTACACCTGATTATGTAAATAGTGCCACTGGATTACAACTACATCAATTTAAATGGTTAGAAAATGAAGAACTAATCGGTAATATAGATGTAGAGTGGAATCATTTAGTGGGTGAGTATCAATATAATCATAGTGCAAAGTTAGTACACTTTACAAATGGTGGACCATATTTTAAAAAATATAAAGATAGTGACTATTCAAAAGAATGGTTTGATATGTATGATGACTCAAACAAAATAGATTTAGAATGAAGGTAACAATATTTTTAAACACAGCTGTAGGACACAAAAGAGACTACATAGAAAACTTTGGAAAAGGTATAGAGAAGATTGGAAAAGACGAAGTAATATACAATAAAGATCAAACCTATCACTTAACAGATGTGGCTGTCATCTTTGGTTTTAAATCTAGTAGTGTGGAAAGTGAAATACATTTACATAGACAAGAGGTATTTGATAATCATAAAAATGGCAAAATATTTTTTATGGATAGTAACGCATTTAAGGCTTATGAGAATGTGGTATATCATAGATACCCTATGACTTCTGTTTATCCAAATGAGTCAGTTTATTTAGAAGACAAAACAAATATAAACAGGTGGAAACAATTAAAGAATGATAGTAAAATTAATTTAAAAGATTATAGAACAAAAGGCGATCATATATTAATGTTACTAAACAGAGGTGAATCTGGTTTCGCAACAAAAGGAATGAACGCTTGGGATTGGGCGATACAAACTATACCAGAGATACAAAAACATACAGATAGAAAGATTGTGATAAGACCACATAAAATGTTTATAAAATCAAATGACAATCAAAAGATAAATGAGGTTAATAAAAGATTTAAAAATGTAGAGATCAGATCATATGAGAATGAGAGTATATTTGATGTATTAAAAAATACTTGGGCGACTGTCATATTCTCAACGACAGCGGGTCTACCTAGTTTGATAGAAGGTGTACCATTATTTGTGACTAGCGAGACTAGTATGTTGTATGAAATGTCATCTGGCGATTTAAGTCAAATAGAAAATCCTAAATTACAAGATAGATTACCATTTTTAATTAAGAATGCAAACAGGCATTGGACACAAAAAGAAATATTAGAGGGAACTTATTGGAATACAATAAGAGAGCATCTATGAATATAATTGGTATACAAGGCGCATTTAGTACAGAGGCGATGTTTATATTTCCTAAACATGAAGACTTTAAATTAATAGAATATCCTGAAAGACATAATCACAAGGCAGATGCTTACATACAAACAAATGTATTAGGTGTAATGAAAAAGAAGAATGCAGAAAAGTATCAATTTATATTAGACCAAAACAAACCTAGAATTGTAATAGAACAAGCAACCTTTAGAAAAAATTTAGATATAGAGAAACCAGATGATTATTATTTTAGAGTTGGTTTAAATCACTACACATTTAGCGATGGTATATTTAAAAATAAAAACTCACCAGATGATAGGTGGAAACAAATACAAAAAGAACAAGACATAGAAATAAAACCATGGAAGAAAAAAGGTGACTACATATTAATACTTACACAAAATCCTATAGATACAAGTCTAAATGATTTAGTAAAGAAACCAGGTGACTATGAAAACTTTATAATGAATACTATAAATGAAATATCAAAATATACAGATGAAGATATAATGATAAGACCACACCCACGTTTTACATTTAGATTTAATAAAGATACATTGAAAAATATTAAAGTTAAAAACAAAGTATTTTTTAGTGACAACTTAAATAACTTTAATGTAACCAATGGTGGTGAAGATATATACAAAGACTTTAAGAACGCCAGAGTTGCGATCTCATATTCAAGTAATAGTTTAACAGAAGCTATCTGTGAAGGTTTGCCAAGTATCGCATTATCTAAAACGTCACACACATGGCCTGTTACGTTTCATACATTAGAAGTATTAAAACATAAAGAGTTGCCAGAGTTTGATAGAACGCAGTGGTTAAATGATTGTTCATATACACAATGGAAAATGTCAGAAATAAATAGTGGTATAGTACACAAAAGGTTATTAGTATGAAAGAAAAAGTAATTGAAGATTATAGTTTGAAACCTAGTCATTTAGGTGGTCATTTAAATAGAACAAATTTAGACAAACCATTATTAGAACACTTAAAAAAAAATCACAATATTAACTCTATGTTAGATATAGGTTGTGGTACAGGTGGTATTAAAAAGATAGCAGATGAACTAAAAATTAATTGGTTTGGAATTGATGGAGACCCATCTATTGAGTTACCAGAGAATACGTTACTACATGACTTTGCTGAAGGTCAAGCAACCATAGATAAAACTTTTGATCTAGTATGGTGTATAGAATTTTTAGAACACGTTGAAGAAAAATATATACCAAACTATATGCCTTTATTTAAATTAGGTAAACTTGCTGTGGTTACTGCGGCACCTCCAGGTTGGCCAGGTCATCATCACGTTAATTGTAGAGAGAAAAGTTACTGGGTAGATGTGTTTGAAGATTATGGATTATATTATGACGCTGCCTTAACAGGACAATTTAAATCTGTGTCTAAAATGAATCCAAAAGAGGGATATGTTTATGGAGATAAGAAAAACTTTTTTTTACAAGCAGGATTAGTATTTAGAAATGGCAATTAAACTTAAAAACTCTATGTTTATCCACGTGCCAAAGTGTGGCGGTAGAACGATAAAACAAATGTTAAAGAAATATGTTGCTGGCGCAGAGGTTGTTGGCGATGATATTTACGATAGTCATGCCACACCTGATACAGATTTAAAAGTATTTGGTTTCGTAAGACACCCTGCTACATTTATTCATAGTCTTTGGACACATAGAAGTAAAAAGAAAAAACATGGTGAGGCTTGGAACTGGCAAGATTATATTCTTTTAGAATCAGAATGTCAATCAAAAGATTACAATACTTTCGTAGAGAATATACTAAAGAGAGAAAACATGGTATGGCATTACTATATGCATTACCTAGGTAAGTATAAAGACCCTATGATAGGTAAAATGGAAAACTTACCAGATAGTATGATAGATATACTAAAGGTAAACAATGAAGATTTTGATGAGAAAAGAATTAGAGAAAACATTTACATACATGGCCCTAATAATAAAACTACTAACAAACCAGTTTCAGTAATAGACAGTATGAACTATGACCAATGTAAAAGACTAATAACTAAAGCAGAGAAACAATTATGTGAGAGGTTTGATTACCATGCGTTTTGATAATCCTATTTACAATCACGGTTTTGTGTTTCCTGACATCGCTGACTTTCCAGATATAAAACATGAAAAACGTTATACAGGTAATGGCCATGAAGAATATGTATCTGTGATGAAAAAAGGATTACAAACTGGTAATCTACATGAATTTGAAAGAGGTTATCAATGGTACATGAAAGTACCTGATACAAAATTAATGACAAAATTAAATACCATGTTTGAGTTTTACAAAACATTTGAAGATAGTAAACGAGAAAGTAGTTTACCTAGTAATGATATATACGAAGACCTATACGAAAATGGTATCTCATACATGAAAATTGATACTACAGAATTAAGAGATATGGTAGATGATGAGATTAAAAAGTTAATCGTATTACCTGATTGGCGACCACCACCAGGTCAGTTTGATAGATCAACTCAATTAGGTCAAATAAATCCAGACATTGTAAAATATGTAAACAATATGTTTCAAAAACTTGGCATATTAAACGCAGCGTCAAAATATAATAAGTACAATGGTCTAAAAGTTACCAACGTAGTATTACATATCGCTAAACCAACAGATGAAAATTGGAAACAATTTTTATATGATTGTAAAACAGTAACTAAAACAACCAACTTACATATAGACCCAAAAGAAAATGTGATGAAAGCAATGATGTATTTAAATGATATTACTGAAGATGATGGTCCGTTTGGTTATGTAGAGAAATCTCATAGATGGGTATATGATGATTTACAAAACATATTTGGCAGAGCCATATCAACTGGTAGTTATTGTCATAATCCACAAACCAGAGCTGCGGTATTTCAATTTCCAAAACAATTAAGAGTATCACATAATTTTGGTAGATTATTATTAGATGGTACAGAAGAACAAGAAAAATTATTAAAACAAGAAAAACTATTTACTAGTGACAAAGGTAATCTATGTGTCTTTGACCCAGCTGGTATGCATAGAGGAGGTATTTGTAAAACAGGAACTAGAATTGCTTTACAAATATTAATGAAATGAAATTAAGTGATAACGTATTAAAGAAAAGAGTATTTAAACAACACATATTAGACTTACATTTAAAAGATTTTATGTTAGGTCAAACAACTCCATACCTCAATTTATATAAAAATACAATTGATGTAGGTGCGGCAACTGGTATGTATGCTAGTCACTTTGCGCAACACTCTAAAAACGTCATATGTTTTGAAGCAGTACCACCTGTGTACGAACAACTAGAAAAGATTAAACAAAAACACAACAATGTAATCACACACAATTTAGCAGTGGCTGATTTTGAAGGTGTATCAGGTTTCTATGTAGATGATAAAAGATTATCTAATTCAGGTTTTCAAAATCTAGTTGATGGTCCAATGATAGAAGTAGATACTGTCACAATAGATAGTATGAAAATTAATGATGTAGGGTTTATGAAGATAGACGTAGAAGGTGTAGAGTTAGATGTTTTAAAAGGTGCAGTAAATACAATATTAGAATATAAACCAACTTGTATGGTTGAGATATATGCTAAGTTTAATAAGTACCACGTGGAAACTACATTTGAATTTTTCTTTGTTAGAGGTTATAGATGTTTTTATAATCACAAAGGTCAAGGTTTAAAACCTGTAAGATCAATAGT